CAGCAGAAGCAGTGGCCGAAGCCAAACCAGATTTTTTAGACATGGACAAAGACGGAGATAAAAAAGAACCTATGAAAAAAGCCATTCAAGACAAAAAGAAAAAGAATATCAAAGAAGGTGCTGAAGAGTCAGCTAGAATAGTAATGAGCGCCAATGGATTGGTGGACAAAATTACAGGCTGGATGGAAGACACAGCAAAAATGCAAACAGAAGTGATGTTGGAATTAGGCGATAGTATCCGAGACGAGATGGGATCTGAAAAATCAGAACAATTTGTTAACACCATGAAACCATCTTTAGAATCATTGTACTCACAATTGGAAACCACAAGAAAATCATTCACAGACGGCGTAGCTGTTCTGACAGGCGAAGAAGCGCCGGCAACTTTGGGCGCGGATGCTCCAACAGATGACATTGAAGATCTTGAAACAGAAGTAGAACCAGAAGTAACACCAGACACAGCAGATGACTTCACTGCTAGCGAACCAGCCACAGGCGGTGAAGAACCTGCAGACAGAAAAAAAAGAGAATCAATCATCAGAAGATCTCCAAGATTGGCAGAAATGCTATCACGCACTTCAAAAAAAAAGGCTTAATAGCAGAATCTGAAAACAACGCTCTTATTCAAGTATTAAGAAATTTTATTTCCACAGCCAACAGCAATCAGCAATCTGCCTACATCAATTACATGGCACTGAACAAGATCATGCAGAATGTCAAAGGCAATCAATACAATTTTGATGCACTTAAAAATGCCTATGACACCGATGTTAATCTTAAATCATTGATCAAAAATTTTGACCGAGATGGTATCACACTACGCACTGATCTAACCAAAAACAACACAGCTCCTATCAAACCAAAAAAGAATTCAGTGGACCGACTGGCACAGCAGGCATTGAAAAAACGATCCAAATAAAAAGATTGACAAACACCCGCACAAATCATATACTAACACAATGACCCAAAGAACCAAATTGGAAACAATGACCATCATCGATGATGTGATTCAACAGTATGTGTTGCCAGCAGTGGGCACACATGGTGGTGCTGTGAAAGTGATAGACTTTGATGAGCACACAGGTGTTCTAAAATTACAAATGGGTGGAGCTTGTTCAGGTTGTGCCGGCAGCACCATGACATTGAAGAATGGTGTGGAAAAAATCATGTTTCATTATGTGCCTGAAGTTAAAAGCATTGTGGCTGAAGATGATCAGCACAGTGAAGTGGATCCGTATTTGAGTCATCCCATAGACTATCCTTCAGCCAATGAAATGTTGGATGAACTCACACATCTTAGCAAATTTATAAAACCAGACAGAGACTATTAAAAATAATAGATGACATTATTAAAGCCCAAATATCAGTACGAGAATCTCAAAAGAGTATTGGTGGATGGCAAAAGATTGTACAGTTGTCCCAATGGAGAAGCACTGCCGTCAGTGACTACCATACTGGACAGCACCAAAGACAAAACACATCTGATGGAATGGCGTCGCAAAGTGGGCGAAGAACAAGCCACAGCAATCACCCGTGAAGCCAGTGGCATCGGCACAAGGATGCACAAATATCTAGAACAATACATAGAGCGTGGCAGCTGGGGAGAAGCCGGCAGCAATCCTTATGCACTGCAGGCACACCAGATGGCTCAGGTGGTGGGCAAAAATGCATTGGTGCATGTGGATGAGGTGTGGGGTTCAGAAGTGAGCCTTTACTTCCCACAGATCTATGCAGGCACCACTGACTGCGTGGGCACCTACAAAGGAGCGCCCTGCATCATCGATTTCAAACAGACCAACAAGCCCAAGAAGCTGGAGTGGGTCACAGATTATTTTTTACAGCTGGTGGCCTATGCCGAAGCACACAACAAAGTGTATCACAGTGAAATACGTGAAGCACACGTGTTCATGTGCAGCCGCGACTTCACCTATCAGCAGTTTGATATCACCCCCATGCAATACAACAAATATGCAGACATGTGGTGGGATCGAGTGGAGCAATACTACAAGAAACAAGCAAGTCACGCATAACAATCCACAACTGAGTCGATAAATACACTTGTTATAACACACAAGATTTAGGAGCAAACACGTGGCAATTGTATCATTAAGCAGAATTCAAGTACGCAGAGGACAAGCAGGTGCTGGTTCAGGCATACCCCAACTGGCAGGTGGTGAGCTTGGCTGGGCCATGGACACACAAGAATTATTCATTGGAAATGGATCTGTGGCAGAAGGTGCTCCAGCAGTGGGCAATACCAAACTGCTCACAGAACACGACAATTTATTTGAACTCAGCAGTCAATACATCTACGGTAATGAAACTGTTGTACAGACAGGTGTATCATCAGGATCACCCATTCAACGCACACTGAAACAGAGATTGGATGACACAGTGAGTGTGAGAGCATTTGGTGCTGAAGGAACAGGCAGCAATGAAGTGATAGAACTTCAAAGAGCCATTGATCAGTTGTATGTGAATGCTGCCACAGTGGGAAACCCACAGAGCAGAATTCAACTGCTCATACCTGCAGGCACATATTCCATCAACGCCAGTTTAAAACTGCCACCATTCACCACACTGATTGGAGACGGCAGTGACAAAACCATTATTACACAGACTGCAAATTTTCCAGTGTTTGAAACAGTGAATGGTTTGAGAACTCCCGGAGTGGCCGGCAATAGAGCAGCCACAACCACATTGAATCAAGCACGTCATATCACCATCAAAGGCATGACACTGAATATCACAGGCAACAATCCAGCCATCCTAGTGGACAACTGTGTGAACAGTGATTTTGAAGATATTAAGATTGGTGGAGATTGGAGCAACAGCGCTTCTTACACAGATAATTTTGCCATCAAGATGGTGGCTATCAGCAGCACAGTGACCACTGCCAACAACAATTTTAAAAGTATTAAAATTAATGAATTTCAACAAGCTGTGCATTCTGATTACGATGTTACAGAAAATCATTTTGAAAACTGTGTGTTTCAAAATTGTCAGTATGGCATAGTGTTTGGAGAAAATACTGTATTGGGGTCACCTGGACAAAACACAGCGCCTTTCAACAACACAGTGAGCAAATCACAATTCATAGACGTCAATCGTCAGGGCATATGGGTTCGCAAAGGCAAAGGCAATAAAAGTATCAGCAACAGTTTTGAAAGCGTGGGCAATGATGGAGGCACAGAAGCCAATGCTGTGTACAGTGTGATTAAATTTGAAACTATGGAAAATGCTTCACACAATGATTATTTTGATCGTACTAAAAAATTATCCACTGAAAGTGCCTACACATTGTCTGCAGCCTATGTGCCAGAGATTGAAGGCTTTGTGGACAATACCAACACATTTTCATTGAGTATCAACGTGGGATATTCTGTAGGATTTACCAATTCATTCAGATTGCCAGCAGACATCACCAAGAGTTATGTGGTGTATTATCTTTACAAGAGCACCTATGTGAACGCAGTGAGACACGGCACTTTGGAAATCACTGTGAACAAAAACAATAACACCACCAGTCTCACAGACACATATGATTATGTGGGAGATTCAACCTACAGCACCAATTTGGATTTCAACGTGATATTATCTGACATCAATGCAGATACTCAGATAGACACTGTGTTGGTTCAAACCAAAGATAGCACACTGAATGACGCTGGAACCATTCTTTTTCAAGTCAAGGTCAAATCCTAAACCTCAAATATTTTTTGGTGATTACACTGAACGTTTGATCTGTTGGAGACAGTTTAGAGACTACTTGGAAAAATCCACACAACCTTTGCAGGACATCACACAGTTGTATAGACTGTGTCCACTCACACACACCAAAACAAACTTTTTTGACAGAGTCACTTGGCCACAGGCTTGGAATTTGATAGAAAAAAATGATTACAACAGTGTGGATAGACTGTTGGGCATGTGGTACACACTGAGATTGACTGACAGATTTGCCCGCAGCAACATTGATTTGTTACAATGCATGGAAAAAAATCCAAATCCTGTGGATAAAAAACATTTCAGTCTGGCATTGACATTGGATGATCAATACTGCGTGGTGGAAAATTCTGCCATTTTATTGAAAAAAGAGTTTGACAATCAATACATTTCGCAATATACTTACTTTAATTTGTAAATTAGATAAATATACTTTTATACACAACAATTAATTCGAACAAACTCAAATGAATTCTTCTAAGATCAAAGTTAAAAAGCGAACAGGCGAACTGGAACCACTTGATATCAATAAAATGCATTTTGTGGTGGAAGAGGCTTGCGAAGGATTATCAGGAGTTTCAGCATCACAAATAGAAATGCACGCCAACATACAATTTTATGATGGCATCAGCACCAGAGACATACAAAGTGTGTTGGTCAAATCAGCCAACGACTTGATCACATTGGAAAATCCCAACTATCAATATGCCGCAGCAAGATTGTTGCTGTATGATCTAAGAAAACAAGCACATGGTGATTATGAATATCTACCATTGTTAAAACTGATCATTAGAAATATTAGATCCGGAGTGTATGACAAAACCATATTGGACAAATACAACAAGACTGAAATTAAAAAACTCAACACTTGGATACGCAGAGATAGAGATTTAGATTTTACCTATGCAGGACTGAGACAGATTGTGGACAAATATTTGGTGCAAGATCGTTCATCAGGCACACTGTACGAAACACCACAAGACATGTACATGATGATTGCTGCCACACTGTTTATGAACTATCCTGAAAAGAAAAGAATGCAATATATTAAAAAATATTATGATGCTATATCAACACACAAAATTAATATTCCAACACCAGTGATGGCAGGTGTGCGAACTCCCATTCGTCAGTTTGCCAGTTGTGTACTGGTTGACAGCGACGACACTCTTTCTAGTATTTTCAGCAGTGACATGGCCATTGGATTGTATGTGGCAAGACGTGCGGGCATTGGTATCAATGCTGGCAGGATCAGAGGCATCAACTCAAAAATAAGAGGTGGTGAAGTACAGCACACAGGAGTGATTCCATTCCTTAAGAAATTTGAAAGCACAGTGAGATGTTGCACACAGAATGGCGTGAGAGGTGGCAATGCCACTGTACACTTCCCCATATGGCACTCCGAGATTGAAGACATACTGGTATTGAAAAATAACAAAGGCACTGAGGACAATCGAGTGCGAAGACTGGATTACAGCATACAGATTTCTAAATTGTTCTATGAAAGATTCATCAACAGTGAAGATATCACACTGTTTTCTCCACACGAAGTGCCTGGATTGTATGATGCATTTGGCACAGAGTCATTTGATGACTTGTATCTAAAATATGAAATGGATAAAAAAATTCCTAAAAAAACCATTGCAGCACAAGAACTATTTTTTGATCTATTAAAAGAGCGAGCAGAAACAGGCAGAATCTACATAATGAATTTGGATCATTGTAATTCACATTCTTCATTCAAAGACAAAGTATCCATGAGTAATCTATGTCAAGAAATTACATTGCCCACCACTCCTATCAATCACATTGATGATGAAAAGGGCGAAATAGCATTGTGCATACTGAGTGCTATCAATGTGGGTATAATTAATGATTTGGATGAATTGGAACCTCTGTGTGATCTAGCAGTGAGAGCATTGGAAGAAATTATAGACTATCAACAGTATCCCGTGAAAGCCGCAGAAGTATCCACCAAAGCAAGACGTTCACTGGGCATAGGTTATATTGGACTGGCACATTATCTTGCCAAACAGGAAGTAAAATATCATCACAAAGCCGCTTGGGAAGCAGTGGACAAACTCACCGAAGCATTTCAATTTTATCTATTAAAAGCCAGCAATCAATTGGCACAAGAACGAGGTGCTTGTGCTTTGTTCAACAGAACCAAATACTCGGATGGATTGCTGCCCATAGACACTTACAAAAAAGAAGTGGATGAGATCGTGCCACACAAAACAAGAATGGCATGGGAATCATTGAGAAAAGACATCAAACAGTATGGATTAAGACACAGCACACTGTCAGCACAGATGCCCAGTGAAAGTTCTTCTGTGGTGAGCAATGCTACCAACGGTATTGAACCACCCCGAGCGTTGTTGAGCATTAAAAAAAGTAAAAAAGGTCCACTCAAACAAGTGATACCAGGCTTTCCAAAATTAAAAAATTCATACACATTACTTTGGGACATGCCCAGCAATGATGGATATATCAAAGTCGTTGCCATGATGCAAAAGTATTTTGATCAAGCCATATCAGGCAATTGGAGTTACAATCCACTCAACTATGACAACAATGAAGTGCCGCTGAGTGTGATGGCTGGTGACATGTTGAATGCTTACAAGTATGGATGGAAAACTTCCTACTACCAAAACACATTTGACTTCAAAGGCGACGAAGAAGATCTACAACCATCTGGCATTGACCCTGTAGACACCAAGGATGGATCAGAAGACTTGACATTGCCAGAAAAAGGCGTTAAAATAAACACAGCACCCACAGACGAAGCTGACTGTGACGCTTGTGCGATATAAATATGGAACAGAATAATAATATGTATAGAAGCAGTGACGATAAGTTTTTTGCTGGAGTTTGTGCTGGGTTGGCACATAAAATGGGCTTGAGCAAAATAGGATTGAGAATTGCATTTGCTTTGGGCACATTATTTTTTTGGTTACCACTGATAGTTTATATCGTGTGTTGGATGATTTTTCCAGAACGTCCCACTCACAACAATAAAAAAATATTAAAAGGATAATGAGCAAAACAATTTTCAATAGAAATGAAGTGGATTGGAGCAAAGAACCCATGTTCTTTGGAGAAGATTTATCTGTGCAAAGATACGATATATTCAAATATCCACAGTTTGACAAATTAAATCAAACCATGTTGGGTTACTTCTGGAGACCCGAAGAAGTATCATTGCAAAAAGACAGAGCAGATTTTGCTGGATTCAGACCAGAACAAAAACACATATTCACTTCAAATTTAAAATATCAAACACTGTTGGATTCTGTGCAAGGCAGAGGACCCAGTTTGAATTTCTTACCTTATTGTTCTAATCCAGAGTTGGAAGGTTGCATTGTGACTTGGGATTTCTTTGAAACCATACATTCGCGAGCCTACACACACATCATGAAGAATGTTTATTCAGATCCATCAGAAGTGTTCGACACCATATTGAACGACAAAGAGATTACCAAGCGAGCAGTATCAGTCACAGAAAATTATGACAAGTTTGGCGAACTAGCACTGCAGTACACTGTGAACAACAAAGGCAGTGTGGAAGAATTAAAAAGACAGTTGTATTTGGCCATGGTGAATGTGAATCTGTTGGAAGGTTTAAGATTCTATGTGTCATTTGCTTGTACATTTGCATTTGGAGAATTAAAACTGATGGAAGGCTCTGCCAAGATACTTTCATTGATTGCTAGAGACGAAGCCACACATTTGAATCTGACCACACACGTGATCAAAGCATGGCAAAAAGGTGACGACAAAGACATTCTAAAAATAATCAAACAAGAAGACAAAACTGTGATTGAGATGTTTAAAAAATGCGTGGAAGAAGAAAAGGCTTGGGCAAGACACTTGTTCCGAGATGGTTCTATCATAGGTTTAAATGAAAGATTACTGGGACAATATGTGGAACACATTGCCAACAAAAGATTAAAAGCATTGGGATTTGATCCAGAATTTGATACACCAGCCACTCAAAATCCTCTACCTTGGACCACCAATTGGTTGAGCAGCAGAGGTGAACAGATAGCTCCACAAGAAACAGAAATAACTTCTTACATAGTGGGCGGTATCAAACAAGATATCAAAAAAGAGACATTCTCCAAATTCAAGCTGTAATTAGAACACAAAAGTTACTGATTATGATTTCAGACACTGTACTGCCCGTTGTTGGTGATGTTCGCTTGTTGGAAATTCAAAAATTATTGAAATGCCATCACACAGAATGGCTCACAGTGGAAAATCATCCTGCATCACACACAACACAATGTCACCAAAATGTCGCAGAACACATTCAACGTCACCAAGGCACAGCACAGTTGGGTTATAATATTATGTTTTCAGAAAACTCAACCAAATGGACTGCCATTCAACACTGTGTATGGCGTGACAATCAGCAACAATTACATGATATTACTCCGGTGAAATCCACTCAATTGAATTCACATTGTTTCATATGGGGCAACACTGCCAAATTATTTCATAATGTATTTTTTGATACTGTAACGATAAATTACAACTATCCTATTCAAAGACTTCGTTGACACGGCACCGTTAAATAGTGTATAATACAAGCATGTCAGAATCAAACAAAACCATAGTGTGGAGCAAGGTCACTTGTCCTTTTTGCGACATGGCCAAAACACTGTTAAAAAACAAAGGCATTGCGTTTGAAGAAAGAATGATAGGTGTGGAGTGGACCAGAGAACAACTGCTGGAATCAATACCACAGGCAAGAACAGTGCCACAAATTATATTGAATGGCGAATACATTGGTGGGTACGATCAACTCCGAGCATATTTTAATCAAGGAAAAAAATGAATAGTTTCATGAAGGAAGTGAACAACACAGATGTGTTCACAATCAAACTCAACAGCAAAGAAGAATTGGTAACCAGGATCATAGAACACAACGAAACTGAAGTGTGTGTTCGCAATCCCATGTGCATGGTGCAGACACAGTCAGGCATAGGCATGCAACCTTGGGCACTCACAGCGACATTGCAGGAACAATGGATAAATGTGCAACACATTCTGACCATAGTGAGAACCAACAAAGAGATAGCCAGCAGTTACATGCAGAGCACCACAGGATTGACCATATGAGCAAAAGATTGATACTGTGTGATGTGGATGGAGTGCTGTTCCATTGGGAGGTTGCTTTTGATCGTTGGATGATGCGTCAAGGTTATCAAAAACAGAAAGAAAACAGCTACAAGGTGGAAGAACACTATGGCTTGGACAAAGCTTCTTGCACACTGTTGATACAGATATTCAATGAGAGTGCTGCCATGAGATATCTCACTCCCATAGATGGTGCCAACAATTACATGATAAAATTGCACGAAGATGGCTACAAGATAAAATTAATCACCAGCCAAACATTGGAACCCATGGCTCATGTGGCTCG